GCCGAAAGCGTCCAGTATCCAAGCCGGAACGCCGCCCAGAAAACCGCCGGGATACCACTCCTGAATGTTGGCGAGTCCGGTAGAATTACTTACCCGATTCGGCGTCGAGACGCTGTCGTATTGGGAGATCCAGGCGTCCGGAAAAGGAGGCGCCCCGGAGGTACGATCCTGCAGTGAATATTGCGCGTAGGAAAACAGGCTCCTCACATTGACGGGGAAGGTTCCGTTGATCTCAATACCTACCGAGACCCAGGCCTGCGCGTTGACGCCGTCCGCGATTCCGCCGGCAGTCGCCTGGAACTGCACCCCGATGCGTGCCGCCTCGCAGTGAATTACAAATGCTCTTAGCTGTCCGCTCGCGACCGAGACGCCTTTGCCATAACCGCAGACAAAGCCGCCCTGGGCGATGACGGTCGACCGGACAAGCGTAGTGTCATAAGCGAAATTTGCGAAGAAGGCAATCACCGTGTCATCAAGGAACGCGGCATCGCTCGGAAAGATCCAAAGATCGGAGCAGAACCAATCGGCGCACCCTCCCGCCGTAGAGGAGTTACAAGCCTCCACCCCATACTGAAGCCACTGAATAATGGTCACGCGGTCAAGGCCCGAATTCTCCTGCAGCGCATCGCAGAACACGCCAATCGAGCCGGGTACGTGCCCGCAGTCCAGCCTGACATCTTCGAGGCGCGTGAAATAGGCAAGTTCGCCGTCAACGGCAAACGTCCCCGTCATATTCCAAATCGGAACGCCCGTGGTCATCGCGGCGGCGTCCGCATAGAAAATGGTCCCGCCGCCATGCTGCCCCTGAACCGTCACATTTTTTTTGTGATTGATCGGAGAACTGATGAGGTAACGGCCGGATGGGGCGTAGAGCTTATACCCTCCGTCCCCGGATGACGCGGGAATCACCAAGGCATTGCAGGCGGTGATCGCAGCCTGAATCGCGGTCGTATCGTCGGTCCCGAAGTATGCGGGAGCGGCTGGGACAGTTGAGCCGGCGCTGACATTGAGAGTGATTTGGGTGCTGCTGACAAAGCCGGCGATCGTGGCGCCCAAAACATAGCCCCAAACCACCGGGGTGCCTAAGAAAGTTCCGACGGGCGCCCCGGTGTTCACGATCTTGATCCGGTAATACCGATAGACTGGCGGCGTCTCGATATAGGAGTTGGACGCGGCGAGGGGCGTCAGCGCAATAGGGCCGTGCACGCTGGCTTCTCCCGCGAAAACGGCCGAATTGGAGCCGAAAATTTGCCAGGTGATTCCCGCCTCCGAGCAGTTGCCCGCAAATCCCACCTGAGTGGCGATGCCCATCGTGTCGATGGTGGAAACCACAGCTACTGAGCCGGTCCCCGCAATCGCCACCGGAGCGCTGATAAGGCGGGTTATCCTGCCTCCGCTTGATCCCGCGCCGTAAATGATCATCCGCTTGCCGACGTCGGAAGATTTGAACGTCGCCCCCGAAACCCAATCTACCGCCGGAGAGCCCGCAGCCGTCGCGACGGTGGTAACCTGCGTATCCCCCTTCGCGCCGAACATCCGAAGCGAGAGGTGATCTCCGCGAAAGTCGTCGAGCGGCTGCTGCGCATTGCTCATTTAATAAGTCACGTCCACGCCGTTGATGCTGGCGAAATTGTCGGAAGTGGTCGCCGGGGCGCCACTCGCCGCCGAGAGCAGATTCGTGGCGTCGGTATTGGCCTTCAACGCCAGCCACAAATTCTTATCGAGCGCGCCCGTGGAAGGATCGATCGCCGGGTTCTGCTGCGGCGGAAGCGAAATCGCGGCTACGATGCTCGTCTTGGCCGTCGATCGACCCGCCACGCTACACCGTCCCCATGACGACGTCGCATTCCAGATCGACTAACGCGACACGCTGCTGGCCCGTGCCCGAGAGCCGGATGATGCGCCCCCGCGATTTGCCGTTGCGCAGCCAGAAGACGCGATCGGCCGACGCGCCGGCATCCGATGGCCCGTTGGCCGAAGCCCGCGCATTCGGATAGGTCACGCCGCGATTGTCCGAATAATCGAAAGTGATCACCGGCGTGGTGCCCGTCCCCACTTCCAGGTCCAGGTCCATGCGCCCGAAAAACATCCACTTGCCGGCGTTATAGAGATACGGCAGCGCCCGCTGCCAGGCGATGTTCGAGCCTTCGTCGTCATAGAAAACCGCGCTGGTCTGATACAGATTGTTGGAGCCGTTGGAGCATGCGGTAATATGCAGCCCCGTCCCCGAGCCCCACTCCTGAATAAAGGTGTGCAGGTTGGTTTTGTAGGCCGTGAACGCTCCGACCGTCCCCTTGGCGCGCTGATGCCAGGCCCCGGTTTCAGCCTCATACGCCCAGGTCTGCGCGCCGAAATTAATGACGAAAAACGAATGCCCTTCTTCCATATAGGCGTAGACCACGCAGTTCGGCCCCATGCCGGTCGCGGCCCACTCCGCCTCCATGGCGTGATTGGAGATACGCACCGGCACGAAGCCGTTGAACACATAAGCCACCACGCCCCCGTGATCGTCGCCGCCCACAAAAAAGATGTGCCCGTCAATGTGATCCATGCCCCACGTCGAGACGGTGCCGTAGCGTCCGGAGGCCCCGGTGAGCCGCGCAAAGGGATTGCCATCGACCTGAGCATTCGGATCCGAGGACCACACCTCGAAGGTCTCCGTGCCCATCAAATACATCTGTTCGTTGTCGACAAAGATCAGCCGCAGGTTGTCGGCGTAGGATTCCTTGGTGAAGTAATCGATCCCCGACCAGGTCGTCCCGTCGAGCACCGCCGAAAAGTTCACTTGCGCGCCAAGGTTCTGCCCCGGCGTTCCCCCCGGACCAGGCCCCGGAGGCCGCTGCACGAAAAAAGTCTCGTCCATGTACGCGCCGCAGACAGCGGTCAATGGATAGCCCGCGACCGAATACGCATAAGCGGGCGGTGAGAGGACCGATACGGGCGCGGTGGTGAACAGCACCGTCGACGTCGGCGGATTGGGCGTTGCCGAGATGGTGTAATTCGCCCCGTTGATGACGATGGTTTTCCCGACCCAGCTCCCATCGGCGGTGAACTGATCGCCCGAAACCCACTCGACGCTGGTCCCGAACGCGTCGACCACGCCGGCCGAATTGTCGATGTCGATGAGGACCGGATGAATGCCGTCGTTGACGCAGTAAGCGAACCCGCCGGTCACGATCATCATCTGATCGCCGTTGACGAAGATTCCCACCGGCAGCCCGTCGTTGGTGGGCGGAGATCCGCCTCCAATGGTGTTCGAAGAGATGACGGATCCCGAGGAGCTGATCTCCATGAGCTGGAGCCCGACCACGACAAAGCAGCGCCCCCCTCCGGACCAGAGCCCCCGCGGCGGCGCCGCCAGAGCCGAGAAAAGATGCTTGCCGGGGCAGCCGTACAGGACGCCCTTATTTTTTCCTTCGAGCGAATTGTAGGAGCTGGTCTGCGCTCCGGATGCGGTCGAGGAGCCGGCGGATTCGTTCGGATCGTCGATCAGCGCCGGAAAAACATTAATGCACGTCTGCGCGCTGACGGCCGTCGATCGCGAGCTGAAGTCCTCGCCGACCAGAGCGATTTTCACTAGTCGAGATCCATTCCCGCGATCCACCAGCGGCTCGCTCCGCGGTGCCCATGCCCGAGGTCTGCGGCGTCATTCTTCAAACGCGGTACTGGCCCGTTCAATCCTTCGATCGCGGCGAGAGACTGATTGGCCTGGCGCGCCACATCCGGATCCATGTGCGCATCCCACGGGTAGTAAGTGGCGAGCTTCAGCGCGAGATTCTCGGTGATGGCCTGCTCATAGCCGTCCGGAAGCACCACCACGTCGGTGAGCGCCGCGAATTGCTGCAGCGCATAGTAAGTGAACAGCTCCAGATCATCGGGCTCGCCGGGAATCGGATAAAGGAAGATCTGGGCATCCGGCATGCCGTGGTCGTAGTAAAGCCGCGAGGACCAGGCGCCGGTCTGGAGCTCGGGGATTGAAAGCGCGGCCCAGTCCTCGACTTCATAAATACGAAGAGGCCGGTGAATCTCGGGCGACGTCGCCGTGAGCACCACGTTTGCGCGCACGATCTTTGCGGGCCGCGGCGCCACGAAGTCTCCGTTAGGGCCGATGAAGTAGGTCGATTGCTGGGGGGTCAGCGCATAGCGATCCACGCCCACCTGGAAGATTTTCAGTCGGTCGCAGTTCCAGCTCCCCATCATTCGATTCAGGACGTTGATCGCTTCTGTCGACTGATCGGTGGAGGGCGTTCTGCCGGGCCTGCCGGTGATGCCGGCGATCCTGAGTGCCGCGTTTACGAGCGTGCCGCAGGTTGCAGCGGGATCAGCCATTACTGGCCTCCTGCCGCGGGCGCCTGTTGCTGCTCGCCCAGAATCTGCGCGTTGAGGGCTACGAGCGCGCCCTTGCTCGATTGCGCGTTGGCGGCGAGCACCGGATCGATTCCGCCGGCGCGCGCATACTGCGGATAGAGGCGCACGGCCAGGTTAAAATGCAGCGCATCCTGCCAGCCGGCGGGCAGATTGAGAGTATCGCCGACTGTGATGAACTGCGCGATCGCCGACCAGTAATCGAGCCACAGCGTGCCTGGCGCCGCCGCCGGTACCGGAAACACTTTGATGTTGATATTGGGAAACGAGCCATCGGCCGCCACTGTGTTCGCCAGCACACTGGTGGAAGACATGGGGTCCGAGACCTCCGACGCGAACTGATCGAAGGAAATCACTCTGCAGTTGGACCGGAAGTTTCCCGAGACCGATGCTGCCCCCGTGACTCGCAAAGGCACGGCTGCGGTGACCAGGGTTCCCGCGGTGCCGAGCGTATAGACGCTGGTGCCGGCGATCATCGCGAACGAGGTGTGCAGGTAGTTAGGGAGCGTGAGCTGCTCTCGCGACCAGCTATCGAGCATCTGATTCAGTCGCATGAACGCATCGGCTTGCTCCGCGCTGGTCATGGTCTCGCCCACGGCATAGCCGCCGATGTCCATGAGGGCTTGGTTGATGATGTCGGACACGAGGGCCATAGTGGTTCCTTTTGCGGGCGCGGAGTTGGGGATTGAACGCGGACGAAACGAGGTAGCTAACTAAAAGTGGAAAGTGAACGCGTGGTGCAGAAATCTTTGAAGCGAGGCCTGGAGTTCCTCACCCACGGCGCCGGCGCCGGAGACGCCCTGCGAGTTGGTGACGGGGCCTATGAGCCCCTTGTTTCGAATACCTGGCCAGACAAACCCGGCCCCTGCAAAGCCGCCGCCCTGGCCTCCGTACTTGGAGCCCGTCAGCGCGGGAGCAAAGGCACCGCTCACATAGATCCCGCTCGGATAGGAAAAAAACGGGCTAAGGTCATTCCCATCGGCCGCCACCGTTCCGCAGGTGCCGGTTCCGCAGAACATCTGGGACATCAGCGCCTCGCCGGCCGCGAAGATCGCTGCGGAAGGTGTAGCGGCATAGTCGAGCGCGAAACCCTCCATCGCATCGAGAGCAAGAATGCGGGAGGTGGGGGCGGTTACGGCCGGGGTAATATAGCCGTTCCAGCCATAGCAACTGGCGATTGCCCATTGTGGAGCAAACGCTGTGAGGGCGGGCGTGCAGCCGGGGAAACCGGCAGCGTTATAGAAGCCCCCTTGATCGGGAGTGATCCCCAGTCCCGCCACGGCCAGGGCGGCATCATGAGCATAGCCGGCATAAATAGCGGCGTTGGTCGGGTCCCCAAAGAACGTAAGAGCCGTCGCATTGTGCGAGAAAGACTGGCTGAGGATCATCTCCATGTAGGCTTGCCAGCCCCAGCCGACGAGACCGGATCCGGAGTTTGCCGCCGTCATCGCGAAGCCAACAGTGCACAGCGTGGCCCCGGCATAAACCGGGGTGATCGTGATCGACGTTCCACTGGACCAGCCGGAAACGATATAAGTCTGGCTGTCTCCTGTGGAATTGTCGGCCGGGAGCGTGGCCGGGGTCGAGAAAAACCAAACTTGCGTGGATCCTCCGCCTGATGGAGCA